TTAAAGGGATATTTAATGAACGCAAATGAACTAGCTGATAAATTAGAGCAAGGTCATTGGGAAGGCGGCACAAGAGAACAAGCAGCCACCATGCTACGCCAGCAACAAGCTGAAATAGAGGCTTTGAAAAAAGAAGCTGCATTACAAAGGCTATCTGACTTCACGCAAGAAGCTACAAAGACACTAACAGATGAGGAAATAGAAAAAGTGGCACAGGCTTTAATTGATGACTGCTCCTACTGTTCTTTGCATTTTGCTAGAGCAATACTAAAAAAGGCACAAAAAAAATGATTGATTCTATTATGGCAGTAGTAATAGGATTCTTTGCTGGACTATGTATTCCAAAGCGTAGTAGCTGGGATGAGCAACGCAAAATATATGAGGCTAGGTTACAAGAGCAAGCGAATACTATTGAATACTATAAAAGATTAACCAAGACTTTAGTTGAAGAGAACACAGAACTTAGGAGAGAGCAATGAGAGATGGCGGCAAGGGCGATAGACCAAGACCTTTAGGCGTAGACATGGAACAGTTTGATAAAAGCTGGGACTCTATCTTTGGTAAGAAGGAAGAAAAGAAACCTGAGATAGAACTAGACTTAGAAGTCGATAATGATTCACAAGAAGTAACTATTAAGAAAACGTGGGAGTTCTAATGGGTATTACAGTACAAATCATTAAGGAAAATAAAGATGGATCAGCCAATGCTCAAGTTAGGTTTGACAAAGAAGGGCTCGAAACGCTCGTGCAATGGGGGCTTGTTGCTATGCTTACCAAAGCAGTTGATGCATACAGAGTTAGACCTGAGGAAGATGAGGAAGTTGTGGTTGCCCCTGTTAAAAAACCAAAAAAGAAAGTAGTTAAATCTAAATGAACTTTACTTGGTCATACTCATCACTTGGTTTATTCCAACAATGCCCTAGGAAATACTACCATCTAAGGGTAATCAAGGATATACAAGAGCCTCCTACTGAAGCGATACTCTTTGGTAAGGAAGTGCATCAAGCTGCGGAGGATTACATAGGTAAGGGGACACCAATCCCTGCGAAATATAAGTTTATCGAACCAGTTCTCCAACTGCTTGAAAAGATGCCCGGAGAAAAGCTAGTGGAGTACAAGATGGGCTTGACTAAAAGTTTAGAGGCATGTGATTTCTTCTCTAAAGAAGTTTGGTTCAGAGGTGTAGCAGACTTAATTATTATTGATGGGGATGTAGCTAGTGTTGTCGACTACAAAACAGGTAAGTCTAGTCAGTACGCCGACACTAAACAGTTAGAGTTAATGGCATTGGCTGTGTTTAAGCACTTCCCGCAAGTAACTAAAGTAAAAGCAGGACTAGCATTTGTAGTGTGTGAGGATTTTGTTAAGGCTAAGTACAGCGTAGATGATGCGTCATTGTTTTGGTTACGCTGGATTGAAGAGACTAGCCGATTAGAAAATGCTTATAAGAATGATGTATGGAACCCTAAACAGAACTTTACATGTAAGAACTACTGCAAGGTATTAACTTGTGAACATAACGGAAAAGGGCAATACAGATGAGTGATGACAAACTAACCAAAGAACAATGTGATGCGGGGCTAACTATTGAAGGACAGTTAAATGAACGCTTTGATGAACTGTTTAGGCAAACATGGAACGCTAGAATTAAACCGTTTGTATTACAAATGATTAACGAAAAGATTGCAGAAGAAGCTATGAAGCTAGGTAAACAATTGGGTGAAATACATAGTAAACGAGGCAACCTATGAACGACAATGATTTTAGAGATGCTTGTAGTATTTTAGTGTTGCCTGCTTTGATACAGGCTTATGCAATTATGGGCGTTAAGCTAAATGTAGAAGAGTTATGTGATGGCGCACTTCAATATGCAGTAAAGCTGGCAGAATTAAAAAACCAAGAACCGAAAGAAGAAGTTGGTATTGTTGCAGCTAAACCTAAGAGGAGAACTAAGAGTGAGTAAGATAATTATATTTTGGTTTGTTGTTTTGGCGCTAATGCTTTTTACCGTGGTATCTTATGCATGTACCGTTCAAGTATTTGTTATTGATGGAAGACATGTAACCTGCACAATATGCCCCGAAACAAACACAACCGTTTGCAATTAGTCGAGATAGTAGACGAAGCTTTAAAACATTTACCTATAACCATACCTAAGTTTTCTAACCTAAAGAGTTTTTCTAATGTACCTGATATACGACGAGAACAAAGAATTGATGCGAACGGTCTCAAGACAAGAAGAAGCACGGGTAATAGTAAATGGGAGAGCTGGGTGGATATTCAAGCTGGTAAGAACGAAACGCAAAGTAATTGATTTATCACTGTTTGAGGAGGCTTTAATATGAGCGTTGGAGATGTGAATAGTAGCGACAAGGGGTCAGGCGCACGATATAACGATGACAAGGCCGACTTTAGTTTAATCCCCCTGTGTACGCTAGAAGATGAGGCTAGAGTATGGTCTTACGGTGAGAAAAAATATGCTGCATGGAATTGGGCAAAAGGTATGCCTTGGTCTGTTCCCTATGCTTGTGCAATGCGACACTTAGCTGCTTGGCAAAAAGGGGAAGATATAGACCCTGAGTCAGGACAAACCCACCTAGCCCATGTGATGTGCAATATTAGAATGTTGATGCTGTACTCTAAAACGTATCCCGAAGGCGACAACCGCCCTCCTAAAGAATTGATGCCATGAGTTTTACTATCTATCAAGCTGATGGCATGAAAGTTATTCAATGGTTCTTTAATATAGATGACCTTATTAAAGCTATGCTTAATAACCCAAAAGATTCTTACCATAGGAACTCATAATGAGCGAAATTAAAATCACCCAATATAATCCTGATTGGTATCCACCTTGTTTTGCTAGCCAACAACAACACAAAGAGTATATGTTTGCCGTAGTACAAACAGGTAGGCCTATGGATCCAAATAATTATTGTATGGACTGTACTAGAGGGTATAAAGTTAAGATGCTGCGAGAAAAGAAATGCGAACATCCTGAGACTATTTTTGTAACTTGGCGAACTACTTATAAGCAACCCACGGCTGAAGGTAGAGTAGTGTCTACAACCGAAACAGATATGATCGGTATCTCTGATATTAGCAAGTTTTGGAACAGCCCTTTATATGATTGATAACCACGAACCAATACCATTTGCAGGCTTAATAGACCTTGAATTAGAAGACTTTATTAGGGAAACCTATGGCGAAGATCTGCAAAATATGCCAAAATATGTGGTATTAGGGGATGGCGCTGTGTACATCTACCATAAAGAAGGGAACCAATATGCCATATGTCAACAAGCCTCGTCCATACAAGAAGGAATACCAACAGCAGAAGGAGCGTGGGGAACAACCAGCTCGGAATGCTCGGGAACGAGCACGCTATGCGATGGACAAGAAGGGTGTGGACAGGAAGGGCAAGGATATTGACCATGTTATCCCTCTTTCAAAAGGCGGAACAAACGCCCCCTCAAATCTTAAAGTTAAATCCGCTAGTGCTAACCGCTCATTTAGCCGAAACTCAGACCACACCATTAAGAAAAACCGACCGAAAAATGGAAAAGCCTGACGTATATTCTTGGCCGGGTGTATACCCACCAATGCAGCACCAACGTGAGACAGCGATATTTTTAGCAACTAATCAAAGAGCCTTTTGTTTTAACGAGCAAGGCACAGGCAAGACAGCCTCATCTATATGGGCAGCAGATTGCCTTATGGAGCAAGAGATTATCCGTAGGGTTTTAATTATCTGCCCTCTTTCTATTATGCAGTCAGCGTGGCAAGCAGATTTATTTAAGTTTGCCGTACATAGAAAAGTAGCCGTAGCTTATGGTGACCGTCTAAAGCGTAGAGCAATCATTGAAAGTGACGCCGACTTCGTTATCATTAATTATGATGGTGTAGAGATTGTTGCTGATGCTATTGCTAACGGTGGGTTTGACTTAATTATTATTGACGAAGCGAACGCATACAAAACAGTGACCACTCAGCGGTGGAAAACACTTAATAAACTTATTACTGAAGACACTTGGTTATGGATGATGACAGGCACACCGGCAGCTCAAAGTCCTACTGATGCTTTCGGATTAGCTAAGATGTGTGTTCCAGGTAATGTCCCACGTTTCTTTGGTGCGTTCCGTGATAAGACGATGGTAAACATTACTAAGTTCAAGTGGATACCAAGACCTGATGCTAGTGATGTTGTTTTTAAAGCCCTACAACCTGCAATTAGATTTACTAAAGAAGATTGCTTAGACCTACCTGAGGTGACCCATGTTTTTAGAGATGCTCCGCTTACTCCGCAACAAGATAAATACTATAAGCTTCTTAAAAAAGAAATGCTCATGCACGCCGACGGAGAAGAAATCAGCACCGTCAATGCCGCCGTCAATCTTAACAAACTCTTACAGATATCAGGAGGAGCTGTTTATACTGATAGTGGCTCTGTTGTTGAATTCGATGTTACTAATCGCCTTCGTGTTATAACAGAAGTAATTGAAGAGTCAAGCAATAAGGTACTTGTCTTTGTCCCATTCACGCATACAATAGAGTTGCTCAGTGCGCATTTGAGAGGGGCAGGTATTGTCTGCGATATCATAAATGGTAACGTTCCCGTATCTAAGCGAACTGAAATATTTAAAAGATTTCAAGAGACTGAATACCCAAAAGTCCTTTTAATTCAACCACAAGCAGCAGCACATGGTGTTACTCTAACAGCAGCAGACACTATCATATGGTATTCCCCAGTAACGTCTATAGAAACCTATTTGCAAGCAAACGCACGTATAGATCGACAAGGGCAAAAGAACACAATGACTATTGTGCATATTAAGGGTTCTCCCGTAGAAGCAAAATTATATGCAATGCTTCAAACAAAACTAGAAGTCCATGATAAACTGATCGACCTTTATAACAATGAAGTTGAAGAAGGGTCTTGACAAAGTAAATAAGCTGTTGTAGTATCTATCTAACAGACGTAGAGCTGTGAAAATAAATCTTGAAAGGATAGTATGGAAGATACAAATTTAGACCAATTAGTTGAAGTCTATATAAAGATACGTGACGCTAAGTCCGAGGCAGCGAAGAAAGCTGCTGAAGTAGAAGCTGAATTTGATGCGCAGTTAGATACACTTGAGCAGCATATGTTGGAAGCCTGCAAAACTACTGGAGCATCAAGTATTAAAACGCCACATGGCACAATCATGCAGTCAGTAAAAACACGGTATTGGACAAATGACTGGGAAAAGTTTTATCAGTTTATGTTTGAGAACCATGTACCTGAGTTGCTTGAGAAACGTATTCAACAAACAAACATGAAACAATTTTTAGAAGAAAACCCCGATATCCTACCGCAGGGGCTAAACGTGGATAGGGAACACTCGATAACTGTAAGGAGAAGTAAATGAACCCAAATGATATTCAACTAAGAGCAATGACTCTAGACTTAGCAATCAAGGCACACACTGATGGGGCTATTGATTGGAGTGAACCTGATGCTGGCGATACAGATGCATTAGTACATACAGCACAAAAGTTTTACGATTATCTAACTGGATCAACAACTGTAGAGGTGGTAGCATGAGCGAAATTACTTTATTTAACCAAGACTTACCTGACTATTTAAAAGACGTAGAATTAGATGCAGTAACTAAAGCCCTAGTCGGTAATGGTGGTAGCAAGCGTATTTCTTTGCGTGGTGGCAAGTTCCGTATGGTTGTAAATGGCGAGGAAATCCTTACTAGCAATAGCGATACTTTGAATGTAGTTATCGTTAACGCTGCTAAGGATGTATCTCGTACTTTTTATGAAGGCGTATATAACCCTAAAGAAAAAGCTGGACCTCCTGATTGTTGGTCCGCGGACGGCGTAACCCCTGATGCTTCTATAGCAGAACCACAACATCATAATTGCGGTGAGTGCCCACAAAATATTAAAGGGTCTGGTGCAGGTGGTGGTCGTGCGTGCCGTCACTTCCGTAGGATTGCAGTAGCATTAGCCGACGATATCGGTGGAGACATCTACCAGCTCACTTTAGCTTCAAAGTCTATTTTTGGTAAGGGAGATTTAAACCATATGCCATTTGAGCAATACGCTAAGTATGTAGGTTCACAAGGCTATAACTTAAATACTTTATCTACTGAGATGCGCTTTGATGAAGATAGCGATACTGCTAAGTTGTATTTTAAACCCTTGAAGTTCTTATCCAAAGAACAATGGGAAGTTGCTAAGAAGCAAGGCACAACACCAGCAGCTATTAAAGCCGTTGAGATGAGCGTACCTAAAAACCCAACAGGCGAGAATGCTCCGAAGTTAGTTGCACCTGCGTATATCCATAGGGACGTACCAAAGTTTGAACAAGAAGAGCCTGAAGTAG